GAACTGCAAGCCATCCTGACCGCTCACGGACGACCGCCCACAAATTGGTGGTGTGCGGACTGCGTAAAATCAGCACTCCAATACATTTACCTTCAAGCGGACTTGTTTGCCGAGTCCAACCAAAACACCGTTACAATCCCACTAAGCAATGCCCCTGCCAATCCCGAACAATAACGAGTCAAGAGAAGGCTTCATCGGTCGCTGCATGAGCAATAACCAAGCCAATGCGGAGTTCCCGGATACGGCTCAACGGCTTGCGGTTTGTGGCTCAACGTGGGAGAATCACAAGAGGCAGCAGTTCGAGTCTTATTCCGACTACGGTCAAGAGATTCGCTCCAACGCCAAGCGAGGGATAGAACTGAACGAGCGAAATGGCAACAAGTGTGCAACACAGACGGGCAAGGTCAGGGCGCAGCAGTTAGCCAACGGGGAAGCAATTTCACTTGAAACCATCAATCGGATGCACTCCTACCTGTCCCGGGCAGAAACCTACTACGACAATGCAGACGATACCTCGGACTGCGGTTACATCAGTTACCTCCTGTGGGGTGGCAAGTCGGCTCTTTCTTGGTCAAGAAATAAACTGCGAGAACTTGGGGAACTCGAAGGCTAAAGACGAAGACGAAGCCCAAGTACAGGCTCGGATGGACTCGCTGATGATGGTTATCACTACCCTCTGCGACTGCATCGGAGCGGTGGACGATTCCAATGCTCCGAACCAGTACGAAGTGAAAATGAAAATCGTAAACAAGATAAGCGACCTAATCGACAAAATCGAATACTAATGGCAGGCCGACCCCCAATTTGGAATACCCCCGAAGAACTGTGGGCTGCGTTTGAGCAGTACCGAGCCGAGAACAAGGCCAACCCTTACCGGGTGCAGGACTATGTCGGCAAGGACGGGGTCATGGTTTACCGGGACAAGGAGCGTCCGATTACCTTTCGGGGCTTTGAAGGATGGCTTGCAGAGAACGGGGTTTGCTATGACCTTTCGGATTACAGGAAGGGGACTACGGACCTGCACAAGAAATTTTCCCCAATCATTACACGCATAAGGCTGACCTGCGACAAGGACATGCTGGAGGGTTCAAGTGCTGGTGTTTACTCGGCCAACATCGCCTCACGTCTGCTTGGCTTGGTTGACAAGCAGGAGAATACGGTTCATATTGAGCAACCCCTGTTTGGGGATGGACTTTAAGTACACGACCGCCATCAGCCGAATCCGTCGGATGACGGCCCGGAAGAAGGTCATCCAAGGCGGAACAAGTGCGGGCAAGACCCTCGCCATCCTTGCGGTCCTCATCGACATCGCAGCCAAGAACAAGACCGAGATTTCGGTAGTTTCCGAATCCATCCCCCACCTACGGAGGGGTGCAATCAAGGACTTCGCCAAGGTCATGCAATGGACGGGCCGATGGGTCGCAGACCGATGGAACAAGACCCTGCTGACCTATCACTTCGCCAACGGTTCAATCATCGAGTTCTTTTCGGCTGATTCCGAGGCAAGGCTCCGAGGGGCAAGGAGGCAGGTCGTTTACATCAACGAGGCGAACAACATCGACTTTGAATCTTACTATCAGTTGGCAATCCGTACCAGTGAGGCCATCTACATCGACTTCAACCCGACACACGAGTTTTGGGCGCATACGGAGGTCCTGCCCGAACAGGATGCAGAACTGGTCATCCTTACCTACAACGACAACGAGGCTCTGCCTGATACCATCAAGAGGGACATCGAACTGAACCGAACCAAAGCCGAAACGTCAGCCTACTGGGCGAACTGGTGGAAGGTCTATGGCCTCGGTCAGGTCGGGACGCTACAGGGGGCGATATACGAGGACTTCGAGGTGGTGGAGGGGATAGATGTCAGCCGTGCGAAATTCGTCGCCTTAGGGCTTGACTGGGGTTTTAGCAACGACCCTACGGCCTTGGTAGCTATCTACCGCCAAGGGGACTGCCTCTTGGTGCAAGAACTGCTCTACTCCACAGGCCTCACGAACCAAGACATCGCAGACAAACTGCGGTCCCTCGGCATCACAAGGGCTTGGGAAATCGTGGCGGATTCAGCCGAACCCAAGAGCATCGAGGAAATCTACCGACTTGGCTTCAACATCAAGCCAGCGGAGAAAGGCCCCGATTCGGTCAGGAACGGGATAGACATCCTCAAGCGCTTCAAGTTGCAGGTTACCAAGGATTCCACCAACCTGATTAAGGAACTGCGGTCCTACACTTGGGCTACGGATAAGGAAGGCAAGAACACAGGGGTCCCTATCGATTCCTTCAACCACGCCTGCGATGCGATGCGGTATGTGGCTCTCAACAAGTTAAGGGTCAGTAACTCGGGAAAGTATGTTGTTGTGTAACTTTGCCCCATGAACACGGAACGCATCCTTGACCTGCTCATTGAAATCGGCAAGACGGTTGCAGCCGTTTTCTTCATCATTACCCTTCTAACCCTTCTTTGGACCTTATGAAAGTCGTTCACTACTACCACATCTACTGCGGAGGGAATTGGCAGTTAATCCTGAATCAACACATGATGGCCGTGTGCAATTACGGCCTCATCAACGTCTTGGACGAAATCAGGGTCGGCATTGTCGGTCCACCCGAACAACGCAAAGCGGTCAAGGAGGTGCTGGAAGGTTCAATGGTAGCCGATAAGGTCAAGGTCGTGGTAACCCGGACCAACGCTTGGGAGCAGGCTACGCTGACCGAGATGTACAAGGCAAGTCAGGAAGAGGAAGCCGTGTACCTGTACGCCCACACGAAGGGGGCTGCAAATCCATCCTTGACCACCCAACTTTGGGGGAGGTCGATGCTGTTCTTCAACGTGGTCGCATGGGAACGGTCCATGCAACTGCTCGAAGGAGTTGATGCGGTCGGCTGCCATTGGATAACCAAGGAGCAGTTTCCCCACATGGCCGACGCAAACAACCCGGAAGGCTATCCGTACTTCGGTGGCAACTTTTGGTGGTCTAAGTCGAGCCACATCAAAGAACTGGGCGAACCTGCAAGGGACCAGCGATTCCAAGCCGAGCATTGGATTGGCAAGAAACCCGACACCAAGGTTTTTGATTCCAACCCCGGCTGGCCTTCACCTGAAAAATTCGTTGTAACTTTTTAACATGAAACTACTCGCCAACATTGCCTACCACCACAACCCCGAAAGGATCCCAAACCTCATCCGGGTCATTGAGGCCATTAAGTCCTACCCCGTGCAGGCAGACATTTTCGTCGACACCAACGACCCCGAAGTCGTGGGGCTGCTTGCTGGCCAACCTGTAACGGTTCACGCTCACACGCAACTCTCACACCCTTGGGCTTTGACTGCAGTCCATCGGACTCGCATCAAGGAAACCTACAAGTACTTTGACTGGGTGGCCTACTTTGAGGACGACATGATGCTGCCCAAGGAGGGCTTTGTCAACTTCACGGAGCGGTTCGATTCGATGTTTTCCGATGGCTTGTACCCATCCTTCACTCGCATTGAAACCTACGACGACAAGGAAGGCGAATGCACTCCCGACGTGAACGAGGTCCTGCCCAGTTCAGTGTGGTGTCAGTACAACGGCAAGGACTATGTGAGCCTGCCGTTCTTCATCAACTATCATGCGTTTTGGATGTTCAGCACCAAGAGGCTCAAAGAGGTACTGACCCGTAATCCGGGCGAACTTGACCATATCCCGAACAATGGCCTTTACCGGGAAAGCCTTGCGTCCTTCCCGATTTGGTCATTGAATCTAAAGCCGATGTTGGAGTTTACGGAGCAGGGCGAACTTGCGGAGCATTGCAAGGTCTTTCACTTGACCAATAACTACAAGCACGGAAGCACCAACATTAAAACCCTCTTTAAGCGATGAAACAACTCGACGCTCTACGCAACACTCCACGGATGTACTTCCTGCCCATTGACTACCATTCGGGCAACAACCGGGTGGACGGCCTTATTGACCTTTGCCAAAAGTACCTGAAGCCAACGGACAAGTGCGTGGAGGTCGGTTCGTTTTCGGGGGTGAGCAGTCAGGTCATCGCCCTGCATTGCGGAGAGTTGCATTGCGTTGACACTTGGGACTTTGGTGGCACGATGCCAGCCGAGCAGATGTTCGACCTGATGCACCTAAACTACCACAACATCACCAAGGTCAAGATGACCAGTATCGAAGCGTCCAAGCAGTATGCCGATGGCTCCATTGACTTCGTGTACATTGACGCTGACCATTCCTACGATTCGGTCCTTGCAGACATCAACGCTTGGAAGCCGAAGGTCAAGCCGGGCGGTTACATCGCAGGACACGACTCCTATATGCCCGAAGTGTTGAAGGCGGTCATAGACTGCCTCGGAGAACCCCTGCAATACTTCACCGACACCTCTTGGATTGTTAAGTTATGAAACTCCAAGACCTCACCATCGACCAGTTCCAGCGCATCGGAGCCATTGAGTTCTCAAGCGTCCTTGGGGACTACGACAAGCGTGCAGGGGTCGTTGCAATCGTTGAGGGGGTTGATATATCATTTGTCCGAGATATGCCCGCTAAGAGCGTCCTAAAACGTTACAAGGCTATTATCAGCGAGTGGAACGCATTGCCTGCCCTTGGGTACAAGCGAAAGTTCAAGGCAGGGGGCAAGTGGTGGATCCCGACGGTGTTCACGGATGAACTCACCGCTGGGCAGTTGATAGAATTAATGGACGCAAACACGACCGACGAGAAACAACTCCTGCAGAACCTCCACCGAATCATGGCTACTCTATGCCGGGATGGCGGTCTATTCGGATTATTCCCCAAGAAATACGACGGGGCTGCCCATGCGGAGCGGGCCGAACTCATGAAGAAGCACGCCAAGGTGGGCGACGTTTGGGGGGTTGTCAGTTTTTTTTTGCTAAGTTCAGAATCCTACTTGAAAGTTTTGAGCGACTATTCCAAGCACCTGATGACGAAGGCCGAGGGGCTGACGTAAGTCCTCTCGCAGGGTATGGTTGGCTGATGGTGGTGTGGAGGATGGCCAACAAGGACGTGCTGAAATTCGATGCCATTTTTGCGATGAGGGCGGTGGAGTTCTTGAACTATGCCCTGTTAATTCACGACATTTTGGAGGCGGAGAGGATGGAGGCGGAGCGAGCAAGGCGGAGATAGACACTATCCTCGGCAGGGTACATTTACTTGCATGGAGTTCAACGTCTTTGTTGGTGGGTCAGGCAAGAAACTGACCGATATCCAAAGGGAGGCCCTTGCCGACTTTGGTGTGGCTCTTGAAGATGGGGCCATTGAGAATAAGTCCCACGCCTTGGTGGTCAAGTGGCTTGAAGGAGTGGTACGCCTTGCGAAGGAGAACCTTGCCAAGTCGAATGCCATCGCAAGCAATGCCCTCTCGCAGTCCATCACCGTTACCCCCATATCCCTCAACGATCAGTCCTTCGTCGTCGCTATTGAGGCAGCGGATTATTGGAAGTTCGTGGACCTCGGTGTCAAGGGTGCAAACTCAGCCAAGCGTGCGCCTAACTCTCCATTCCAGTACCGGGACAAGCGTCCGCCTATCCGTCCAATTCAGGAGTGGATTGCATTCAAGGGTATTCCGTTGGAAGGCAGGGACAAGAAGGCAGCAAACAGGTCCTTTGCCATCAACATCGCCAACAAGATTCGGAGGGAAGGTCTGCGAGCGACCAACTTTATGAGCAATGCAGTAAGCCCCGAAATGATAGAAGTTTTGACCGAGAATATCGCAGAGGTCCTTGGCAAATCCATAAGCGTAGCAACCAAACTATAAAATGGCAACAACCGTCCTATCAGGGTCGCCCCAAATGGCTACACCCGTTTACAACAAGATGCTCTTCAAGGTCAGCGGTTCGCTGACTGCACAACCAAACTACCGTTACGTCTGCGATGTCAAGAACCCAGCAGGGACGACCCTTGCACGGCTGAAGTGCGACAAGTTGCCGACCACCAACTACGGGTTCTTTGATGTCGCCAAAGTCGTTGAAACCTTGATTGCACCGACTAAGCCAACGCTGACCCAAACGGGCTTCGTGGACCATGCCGGGTACTATTCGGGGTATCGCTTGGATTTTATGGAGGAATACGGAAACACGCCTGTCGTTTACACGGGAACCGTTACCACCGTGTCGGGGAATGTTGCCTTCGCAGGAAACTTGGAGCAGTTAGAACTTGCGACTTGGAGTGGAGGGATTTACTTCCCAAGCGGTGCTATCGTCAACGACACGACTCGAATGCTGACAACCCCAACGACTCGCACCGTCTATGCCGACGGCTACGGATGGCTTTCCATCGGGCAGTTTAACTTTGGAGTCAATAACGCTTACGTTCAGTATTGGAACGCAACAGGAGCGACCTTTGCAAGACAGTTCGATGTATCTGCATCAGGTGTATCGGGGTCGAATGTCATCCGCTTCGGGGTCGGGCCGATGAACCTTAAAGCCCTCACGTCGGGGCAATGCTCGGACGGCTTGGCAGGTTCAGTCAACTTCCAAGGCAATGCCGGGGATTTCTACGATGTGTATTTTTTCAAAACTCCTAACATCACCATCAGGCAGAGGTACGTGATTGGCCAATGCCAGCGGTTCAACTCCATCCCTGTACACTTCCAAAACAAATACGGAGGTATTGACTCCTACACCTTTACACTCAAGAACCGCAAGAGGGCCAACATCAGCAGGCAGACCTTCGGCTATAACTCGGACGTTTATGCGACCACCACCTACGACAAGGTATGGGCAGGGGAGTTCGACTACGTTTACGCCCTCAACTCGGACTGGCTGACGGATGCAGAATCCGCTTGGCTTATCGAGATGGTTCGCTCCGGGCAGGTATGGCTTGAACTGGATGGGCAACTCGTTGAGGCAATTGTGAACGCCAATACTTACCAATTCACGACCCGAAGGAACGACCGCCTGACGCAGTTGCAGGTCGAGGTTGCAGTCGCTTACAAGAACAATATTTTATGAGCGTAACCCTCATCGCCTACCCTCTCAACGAATCAAACGCAGAGGTTCCCTACGTCCTTGACACGATGGGCGAGATTGACATCGCCCTCACCTTTTCGGTGGAGGACATTGCCGACATAACCAAGCGGAGGGGGTCGTTCTCCAAGACCATC